TAATAATATTATATAATGTTTAAACAAATACAACGTTTATGTACACCTGCGAAAGTATATTTTTTCATTAGTATACTTTCATTAATATATATGATGGTTTCTAACATGGGAAACAAGCGAAAGTTTTGTATGGGAAACTACGAATGCCCCATTGAAAATGTATCATTGATTTATATTATAAAAATGTTATACATATTGCTTGTAACAATCATTCTTGAATCATTATGTAAAAATGGTTATTCAAGCATATCATGGTTTTTAATACTCTTTCCATTTTTGTTCTTTTTTATTGCTTTAGGTTTTTTCATGATAAAACAAAAGAATTCTACTGTGTTACTAATATCCGAACGTGATTAGTTTCATGAATGTTAAACGTCGTTTACAAATTATATTATAATATGTTAACGAATACATTATAAAAAAATATACTTAAGATATAATATAATGAGTATTAAATATAATAATACGACATGGAACATAATAGAAAAATTTTTTACCGATAATCCACAAGTATTGGTTAAACATCACATTGACTCATATAATGATTTTTTTAGATCTGGTATTAAACGTATTTTCAAAGAAGGAAATCCAATTGTCTTACAAAAAGAGCAAGATTTAGACACGAAGGATTTTAAATACCGATGTGAATTATATTTAGGTGGGCGTGATGGGTCTAAAATATATTATGGTAAACCAGTAATATATGATGATAATCGCGAACATTATATGTATCCCAATGAAGCGCGCCTAAGAAACATGACATACGGTATTACAATTCATTATGATTTAGAAGTAGACTTTTATATACAAGATAATGATGGCATCGTAAAACAAACAACCGAATTTTACAATAAATTATTTTTAGGTAGATTTCCAATCATGCTTCAATCCGACTTGTGTATATTAAATGGCTTGAATCGCGAGGTTCGTTATAATATGGGAGAGTGTAGAAATGATTATGGCGGTTATTTTATTATAGACGGCAAAGAGAAAGTTATCATTAGTCAAGAAAAGTTTGCGGATAATATGTTATATATTCGCGATAATTATAACGAGATATACAGTCATGGCGCAGATATAAGAACTGTATCAGAAGACTCATCTAAACCAGAGCGAACGTTATCTGTCAGAATCGTAGCACCAACTAGTCAATATTCAAATAACCAAATAGTGGTTAACATACCAAATGTAAGAAAACCGATACCATTGTTCATTGTATTTCGTGCGCTTGGTATAATCTCAGACAAAGAAATTATCGAGTATTGTATTTTGGATCTAGAACAAAATCACAATATGATCGACTTGTTCATTCCATCTATACACGATGCTGGTAAAATTTTTACACAAGAGACTGCGTTGGAGTATATTAAAACATTTACAAAAGGACATACAGTTAATCATGTATTGGATATTTTAATGAATTATTTTATGCCAAATGTTGGTGAATTAAATTTCCAACAAAAAGCGTATTCGCTTGGATACATTGTGTATAATCTGCTATTGGTGTTTACGAAGATGGAATCACCTACAGATAGGGATAGTTTTAAATTTAAACGTGTTGAAGTGCCGGGTATGCTACTCTATAATTTATTTAAAGAATATTTCAAACATCAACAAGATCATATAAAATTAAAGTTGGATTCAGAATATAATTTGAAAAAATCAAAAACAATATATCAATCTGACAATTTCAAGGAACTAGTATCGAAAAATTACGAGAGAATATTCAATGAACGAATATTAGAAACAGGGTTTAAAAAGGCGTTTAAAGGAAACTGGGGTGCCGAAGAGCATACCAAACGACTAGGTGTTGTTCAAGATTTAAATAGACTGTCTTATAATAGTTTTATCTCTCATCTGCGAAAGATTAATCTACCTATGGACGCTAGCGCTAAGGTGGTTAAGCCCAGATTATTACATGGATCTCAATGGGGGCTAATTGATCCAGTAGATACACCGGATGGTGGTAATATTGGGTTTCACAAGCATATGGCCATTTCTACTCATATTACAAGTGGATGCTCGAGCTATCCTATGATGAGATTTTTAAGAAGCACCTGTAAAATGAAATTATTAGAAGAATGTAATAGTAAATTCTTATTCAGTGCGACCAAAGTGATTGTAAATGGTTCCTGGATTGGAGTAATTACAAATCCACAAGAAATACTTAGAGTTATAAAAAAACATAAACGCAATGGTCTTATTCCAATCTACAATAGTGTTAGCTGGAATATTAAAAAGAACGAGCTGATTGTATTTACCGATTCAGGTAGATTATGTAGACCTATTTTTTATGTAGAAAATAATAAGGCAAGCTTTAATAGGACTGAAATTTTAGAAAAATTAAATAGTAGTAACTTCACCTGGAGAAATTTAATTAGTGGGTTTGCAAAGAAAAAGGACGATGCGTATGATGTCAATAATTGTAAATATTACAACATAGACCAGTTGTACGATACTAAAGATTTTGATAAATTAGAAAATAGTGAGGCGATTATTGATTACATTGATACTACCGAGGCAGAAACGACATTAATATCATCAGAATATGAGTTTGATGTTCGTAAACCATATACTAATGTTGAAATCCACCCATCGTTATTATTAGGAGTAATGGGTAATCAAATCGTATTTCCTGAAAATAACCAGTTGCCTAGAGACTTATTTTCATGTGGTCAATCAAAACAAGCCGTATCGTTATACAATTCAAATTTCTCGTCGAGAATTGATAAAATGGGAGTAGTATTAAATTCCGGCCAAATACCTTTAATTAAAAGTCGATATTTACAATATATAAACAATGAGGAACACCCATATGGTGAAAATGTTATTGTCGCCATTATGGTCTATGGCGGATATAATGTCGAAGATTCGATTTTATTTAATGAAGGTTCGGTTAAAAGAGGAATGTTTAGAACAACTTATTACAACATGTATGAAACACGTGAAGAAAGCTCAAAGGTGGGCGATAACACGGTCGATTCACACTTTCAAAATATTGAGAACGCGAACATATCTGGTACAAAACATGGATACGATTATAGCGTGTTAGATAAATATGGTCTTATCAAAGAAAATACAGAAATGGATGATAAAAAAGTAGTTATTGGAAAAGTTCAAACTAATTTGGCCAATCCAGAAATGGGTATAGACGTGTCGGTTTATCCTAAGAAAGGACAACTTGGTTTTGTAGATAAAACATTTATGACAGAAGATGAAGAAGGATTTCGTTTAGCAAAAGTTAGAATCAGAGAAGAACGAATCCCGGCAATTGGAGATAAATTTTGTAGCCGATGTGGGCAAAAAGGCACGGTCGGATTAATTATTCCAGAAGAAAATATGCCATTTACTGAGGATGGAATACGCCCAGATATCATAGTAAATCCACACGCCTTACCCTCTAGAATGACAATTGGCCAATTGGTAGAAACTTTAATGGGGAAAGCATGCGTAAATATTGGTGGCTTTGGCGATTGTACCGCATTTATCAACAAAGGATCAAAGCATGAAATGTTTGGAAAAATATTAACTCAGAATGGATATAATTCAACTGGTAATCAACTGTTGTATAATGGTATGACTGGTCAACAGTTAGATGCGCAAATATTTATAGGCCCAACATACTATATGCGTTTGAAACATATGGTTAAGGACAAGATAAATTTCCGTGCTAGAGGACCAATTACTATGTTAACTAGACAAACTGTGGGTGGGCGTGCAAACGATGGTGGTCTAAGAATTGGAGAGATGGAACGTGATGGTATTATAGCACATGGTGCGGCGTCCTTCTTACAGGAATCCATGTTGACACGTGGAGACGAATATTATATGGCTGTATGTAATAATACTGGAACAATTGCGGTATATAATAAAAATCAAAATTTATTCCTAAGTCCTATGGCAGATGGACCTATTAAATTCCAAGAAACACTAGATAAAACTTTAACGGTTGAAAATGTCACCAAATATGGCCGTAATTTTAGTATTTTGAAAATTCCATACGCATTCAAATTATTATTACAAGAATTACAAACTATGAATATTCAAATGAGGTTAATTACGGAAGATAATGTAGACCAATTGACAAGTATGTCTTATTCTAATAATATTATTAAGTTAAGAAATGAAGATTTCAGCAAGGCAATTAGTGAAGAAACCAATTACGCCGATGTTATTAAATCAGAACTAATTGATAGAAAAATATCAGCCAAGACAAATTACACTGGGAAAGATGTTGTACCGGAAGAAATACATGAACCGGTTGTATTTCCTATTAAAACGACTGTTTTACCACCGGAAGAATATGGATGGTTATATTATAGTTATGATGAAAATAGAGGTGAAGCCTACAAATCGTTAGTGTTAGACAAGAATGGTAAATCTACTGAGGTATGGTTTGTTGGCGAAAATAATGGTGAACTACCTAATAGATTCCCTAGCGGATGGAATAATAAAACATTAGTGTATGATGATGATACGCCAATCTTGCCGAGTGTTATGATACAAGTATTAAGTAGTAATAAAGAACCGAATAATTGGTATACTAGCTTGGATAAGATCCGCAGTGAACAAATTGGTAAACGTGACAAAACAACTTCTGAACCAATTTCACCAACATATCGTCCAGATTCTCCCGACTACCCACCACTATCTCCAACATATCATCCAGAATCTCCCGACTACCCACCAGTATCTCCAACATATCATCCAGAATCTCCCGACTATCCGCCAGTATCTCCAACATATCATCCAGAATCTCCCGACTATCCACCAGTATCTCCAACATATCATCCAGAATCTCCCGACTATCCACCAGTATCTCCTACCTATTATCCAAATTCACCGGATTATCCACCAGTATCTCCTACCTATTATCCAAATTCACCGGATTACCCACCACCTGGATATCTATCCCATAATATACATAGTACATCCTCTTCACATGAAAGTATTCCTCGACCTCCCATATCAAATTCAAACTCATCATCCTATGAAAGCATACCTCCTCCACCGAGTGATACCTCGTCCGATGAACTGTCAAACACAAGCAATATTCGTGAAATTAATATAAATACAGAAGGTTTAGACGATAATACGAACCAAATAAATGATGTATTACGCAAATCCACTACTAAAAGAGACGACGGAATTGAATTAATAATAAATAACAATATTAATCCTTCAGATGAAAATGTGAAATCTAAACCAGTAGAAAATTCTACTGACGAAGAAAAAAAAACTATCAAGGTAGGATAACAATAATGTAATTGATTGAGTATTATAATATAAAATTGAAATTAAAATAAAATATAATTTTGTATTATAAATAAACCATGGCGCAATCTAGTAGAACTATTTCATCTATATTTAAATCTAGACAAATATTATTAAAATTATTGTCGGCACAAGGATATGACATTAAAGACTACGAGGAGTTCAATGTTAATGACGTTCATGTCATGTATAATAATAGTCAATTGGATATGTTAATGTCTACTACAGAAGATCGTGACACAAAAAAAAAGATTTACGTTAAATATCATTTAGCAAAAACACTTCCTAGACAAAATATTAATGAGTATATCGATGACTTATTTAATTTAGAACAAATTTTAACGAAAGGCGACACATTAATGATTATAATTAAACAAGAACCACATGAACCGTTATTGAATATACTCAATCAAATCTGGGAACAGGATGGCATATTCATTATAGTGTATAATTTAGAACGATTACAATTTAATATATTAGAGCATGAATATGTACCGAAGCATGTGATAATGAATGAAACTGAAATTACTGAAATGAAAACCAGATACAATATTAAAAACCTTACTGAATTACCAGAAATATCAAGATATGATCCCGTTGCGATAGCAATCGGTATGCGTCCAGGAGATGTATGTAAAATAATTAGAACTAGTAAAACCGCAATTACATCGAATTATTATAGAATATGTTCTCAATAATAAGTATACATGGAGGTAGTACATCAAGTTAAACAGAAAATATTAGAATTAGATAAACGTTTTTTTTTAATTTTAGAAAATTTTCTTGATAACTATATTGGTTATTTAAAAACACCACAGAATACCCTTTATGCGAATGAAATGACACATATAAATACCGTTTTAAATAATATCGAGCAGGATGAATTCCTGCTTAAAAACAAAATAGATGTACAGATGACTCATAATAAGAAACAATTAGAGCTGACAAATAATAAAATAGATAAACTAAAAACTGATAATAATACATTAAAACAAAGAGCTATTAATATACATACCGATGCCATGACATCAGAAGGATTATATGACAATGAACTAACATTATATATTGATCAATTAAAAACAATTGTAATAATGTTTATTGGCCTTTTAATAGGATTAAAGGTAATTATAGACATGAACTTAAATCAAAAACAAGCGATTTTTTCAATTATCGTTGTGTTTATTATTGGTAGCCTAATTCAAAAATATTCAGGGATGTAATAATCTGTATAATAATTATATGCCCTAATGATGTAGACAACGAAGACTCGTTCTCTAACGACGAAGTCATTATACCTGGGTTTATATGAGCATTCTACTGTGTAATAAATAAATAATTGAACTCTTTAATAAAAATAAATTTTATAATAATACCACAACAGATGACGTGTGAATCATATTTACAACACATTGTGTATCATGACACTATACCATATATTCCTCCTATTACATGTGGTAAAGTTGTTAAAGTATATGATGGAGATACAATCACCATCGCAACCAAATTACCATACGATGGTTCTCCTATATACAGATTTTCAGTTAGAATCAATGGAATAGATTGTCCTGAAATCAACACACAAGACAATAACGAGCATGTATGCGCAAATATAGCAAAACAAAAAGTATGTGATATGATTTTCAATAAAATTATTCATTTGAAAAATGTAAAACTAGAAAAATATGGACGCATACTCGCAGATGTGTATTTAGAT